CCTTCCAGGCCTTTCTTTACAGATCAATAAGGTGGAGAGTTGGCTTGTTGCCATACACCTTCGAAAGGAGGGCGAGTCAATGAAGACTAGTCCAAATATCAAAGCCGCATTGATGCTGTTCGACTTGGTCAAAACGCTCGAACCACGACTGGCTCCATTGGAAGGTTGGTACCATAAGGTACTAGTGCCGACTGTGGACAAGTGGTATAAGAGCGAAGGAGACCAGGGAGTCAAGCGGGCTAAGGACATCCTTGGCAAAGGATGGCTTAGTATCCTGGGAGAGGACCTAGGGGAGCCATTGGCTTTCACAAAGGCCTCAAACGGGATTCCTGACTTGGTTCTTCCGCTCGTAGAGAGGGTTAAGCGCCTGAATAAGGACGCAAGACTCCTCTCAGCTGTCCTGTCCCTTATCAGAGTAACTGATCTCTGGTATGGACAAGGTGACGAAGCTACTGTTAGGAAACAACTCGTCACTATTAGGGATTCCCGTTTACCGGGAACCGCCCAAGCCGTGATCAAAGAGTTCCAAACCTTTGTACATGGCTTTCTAGCCGCCAAGGGTAACACTCCTTTTGGAAAAGCTGTAAAGAAACGCCTCTCCATTGGTGGAGGCTATCTGCATAGCCCCAAGAGCGTGGGACACATTTATTCGGAGAAATCCGGACCAAATGGCCCCTTAACGGCATCCGCGCACCTGGACTGGTGTTCCATAAGGAACGCCAAGACCCATCTAGGCATCCCAATGAGGGAATGCATTCTGCAACTGGAAGAAGAGATGTGCCAGAAGGGCATATCCGACTTCCACTCTCTTAGGCCTAAACGGCTGTGGGAGGGGTTCACAGAGGATGAGGTCTCTGGTGGGAAAGCTTTTTGCAAGTACCCCGGGAAAATATCTCAAATCAATGAGAAGTCCGGGAAGGTCAGACTGGTTGCTTCGCCTGACTATTTCAGCCAGCAAGCAATGAAGCCAATCCACAATTGGTTGATGGATCTATTAAAGACCATACCAATGGATTGCACGTTTGACCAGAGGTCGAGCATTCCAAAAATAGCTCAGTGGCAGGATGAAGGCCGCACGGTTTATTCCGTTGACCAAAGTTCATGTACTGATCTATTTCCGATGGATTGTCAGACGATAATCCTCGAGGAAGCTTTCAGCAATAACCTGGCATCCCGAGTTCGCACTGTTATGTGTGACCGGGAATGGGAGATTACTCTCCCGTCAGGAAAAACGACTACTGTTCGATGGGGTGTGGGTCAACCTATGGGGATCTTTGGATCCTGGCCTCTCATGGCCGTTACCCATCATCTACTCGTCCAGTATTGTCACTGGAGGGCATCAGGGCGTAAGTCTTTTGAGACCTTCCGGGACTACGTAATTTGCGGGGATGACATAGTCATCGGTCGCAAAGCTGTAGCCGAATCTTACCTAAAAGTTGTAAAGCTCTTAGGGATGAAGGTTAACCTGGCAAAATCTCACATCTCTGGCGGTAAGACTTCTGTCGACCCCGTATCCGAGTTTGCGAAGATTACCATTTGGAAAGGTAAGCCCCTGCACCCGGTGAGACCTAACATGATCTTATCGTCGGTAAAGGACTGGAGGTATGCCGTCCCTCTGCTTATTGATCTGGCAGATCACACTGGTTTCGCCGCAAGGCGGAAACTGTTAGTGAGCTGGATAAGTAAGAACTTCCCAACCAAGAAGAAATTCTTGCTACCACTTCTCTCCGTCCCCGTGTTATTTGGCGGGGTTGGTTTGAGTGATTCAGATAGCCTGCTGAAGAAATTCACAAGCTTGAAAACCGGTCAAATCCATCCATGGATTCTTTATCTTGGAAACAAGATAAGGTCCGAGATCATCCTTGAGAATCAGCTTTGCGCATTTCCAAGGGAGAACCTAGCTGGTGACGTGCTCCGCCAACACCCCATATGGGCAGTGCGGAACGACCAGGTTACCCGATACCATTTATATGGTTATGGGCTGCCGGGCTGCCGACCAGGGGATGTTCCCTCAGTGCAAGCGATCTGTCAAGATCTCCTTGAGAATGGGCTGGAACGGTATCGCAGAT